TCATTATTTGGTGGGCAGTGCCTGAGCAAGCTGCCTGATGACCCGGCCCTAAAATTCTTCGAGGAATAACCATGGCTGACAAACAGATCGCTACCGAGATCACTGCCGAGGATACTGGCTTCGCGTCCGCGATGAAGCACATGCGGTCAGATATGGCCGCTACGCACGAGCACATGAAAGGCTCACTCGAAGGTATTCAGGGAGCATTTGAGAAATTGCGGGGCGCCTTTGTCGCCATCACAGCCATCATCGGCGGCGGCAAGATGTTCCATGAGTCTGTGCAAGCTACTATTAAGATGACGGCAGAGGCTAATGGCCTCGCCAAGAGCATGGGCATCAACGTTGTGCAAGCCTCGGCCCTGGCTGAGGCGCTGCAGGATGTCGGAGGCTCTAGTGAGCAGGCCGTAACAGCTGCGAACCGAATCACCCGCACCATGCTCACGAATGAAAATGCAGTCAAGGCGCTTGGTGTTGCCACGCGCGACCAGACGGGGCACTACCGTAACAACCTCGACATCATGCTCGATGTCAATAAAGCGCTCCTCGAATTCCGTGCCGGCACCGATCGCAACCTTGAAGGAATGAAGATCTACGGCAAACAGTGGAACGAGATCCAGCCGGTACTCAAGCTCACGGCCGACAAGATGGAAGAGGCCGAAAAGCGTGCCCGCGCGCTCGGCACGGTAGTCGGCCAGGAAGATGTTGCGGCTGCCGCCAAATACAAAATCGCCCAGCGCGAAATGAATGAGGTTTTCGAAGCGGTTGAAAAAACGGTAGGCGATGCTGTTATGCCCGTCCTCACCCAGATGGCTGAGGAGCTCTCCTCGCATGGCCCTGAGGCCGTGCAGGCGATGAAAGCCGCGGTCACCGTACTTATCCTTGCTTTCGATGCTGTCAAGCTGAGTATCACCCTCGCATTCATGACGCTCAAAACCATCGTTGAGGAGGTGGTTGTCTCGGTGGTGTATGGGATGCAGGTGGTGGACAAGGCGCTGCACCTGGATTTCAAGGGGGCCGTTGCGCAGTGGAAAAACGGCCTGCGCGAAATGAAGGATCTTGCTGTTGATCACGTTAAAAACGTGACTGAGGAAATCAAAAAGACTGGCTCATCAATGGCGGATTCGTGGGACAACCTCATGAACCCCAAAGCCAAAACCGCAGGCACATCACAAACCGGTAAGGCTGGCACCACCGAGCACGATAAAACCGGCGATGCCAGTAACATGCAAAAGTGGGAAGCCCAACTCACTGCCGCAAAGGTCGCGTATCAAGAGCAAAACAACTTGCGCGAGATGAGCAAACAACAGGAGATCCAGTACTGGCAAGAGGTTCTCGCTAAGCATACGGCCACCGAAAAAGAGAAGGTCACCATCTCGCAGAAAATGTCCACTCTGCAGCTCGATATCCGCAAGGAAAAATTTGCAGAGGAACTCGAAGCGCTCAAGGCCCAGGGCAACGCATACCAAAACAACATGGATGCGCGCCTCGCGCTGGCGACAAAAGAATCCGATCTGATTTATCAGCGGTACGGTGCGGACTCAAAAGAGTACCAGTCTTCCCAGGCCCAGATCATTGCGATCAAGCGTAAGACCGTTGAGCAACAGCAGCAGATCGAGCAAGCTAGGGCAGAGGCAAGTCGGCAGCTGGCGCTCGATGACATCACGCTGCAGGAATCCAACGCTCAGTATCAGGTTAGCATCGGAGCGATGACCGAAACCGAGTTGCTGCAGGTTAGGCGGAACTTTATCCAGCAGCGGCAGACGCTTGAAGAACAAGCTCTACAGCAGCGGCTGGAACTCGCCAAAAGCGACCCCGACAAAAACCCGGTGCTGCTCGATCAGCTGGAGCAGCAGAAAGCCGCAATCCGTGCAAAGTACAACGCCCAACTGGTCGCCAACGGGCAACAGATGTCTACCCAGCTGGCATCGCCGATCACTGCTGTTACTAACACAATGCAGCAGCAGATGGTAACAATGAGCACGTCGATCATCAGCAACTGGCGCAACATCGGCTCTGCCGTGCGCACTGCCACGGCACAGATCGGCACGTCGATAATTCAAGAGGTGATTCTCAAACCACTCGCTGCTAAAGCGGCCGCCTGGATCAAAGAGCGGGCGCTCACCCTGGCAGGTATCGGCGGTGATGCAGCAAAGGCAGGCTCCGGCGCCGCGAGCTCGCAAGCCTCTATCCCCTATGTCGGCCCGATCCTCGCTGTTGCTGCCATGGCCGCGATCATGGCGGCGGTGATGGCAAATGCATCGAAGGTACCCAGCGCGCGCGGCGGGATGGATATCCCGAAGGGGCTCAACCCGCTCACCCAATTGCATGAGGAAGAAATGGTGTTGCCGAAAGAGCCATCGGCTCTCATGCGCCGGCTGGGCTCGATGGAAGCTGCCGGCGAGCTCGGCGGTGGGGGCGGCCACACTGTGCACTATCACGACTACTCCGGCTCGCTGACTGAAGACCAGATCGAGCGCAACGCACGCAAGATTGCCGACAACCTCGCGAAGTTGCAACGGGAAGGGTATAGGCCGAAAACATGAGCGACGTTGTATTCCCTGATCTTAAGGGCTGTGTGATCAACATCCATCGCCAGCCTGAGTGGAAGACCGATATCAAGGAAGCATGGAGTGGCGTTGAAACCACCATTGCCCAGCGCGCCTGGCCGCGTTGGCGCTTCGCGTTGCAGTATGACGTACTGGTGGTGTCTGACGCTGATCTCGATGTGCTGCTCGCGTTTTTCAATGCGCGCAAAGGCTCGTGGGATGACTTCCTGTTTCTTGATCCGGATTACAACGCCGTCACCGCGCAGCAGTTCTCGCTTGGTGATGGCAGCACGTCGCTGTTCCAGCTTTGCCGCCCCATCGGTACGTGGCTTGAACCGGTGTGGGCGCCGAAGGCTGGATACAAGGTGTACAAAAACGGCGTCGAGCAGATCAAGGATCAGGACTACACCGCCAGCACATCCGGCCTGATCCAGTTCACCGCCGTGCCGGCCTCAGGCGCTGTACTCACCTGGAGCGGCTCCTACTACATGCGTTGCCGGTTTGCAGATGACAAAGCCGATTTCGAGCGTATCTGCTACAACCTCTGGAAAACCGGCAAGATCGAACTTCTCAGCAAGATCTATCCATCATGAGCCTGACTCTCACATCTGATCACGTTGCGCTGCTGGCTACGCGCAAGTTCTGGAGTGTCGATCTCTATCAGATCGATCTGCAGGAAGGCACTACGCTGCGTTTCGCTGACGGCGGTATGGATGTCTCGGCACTCGGCTTCACCTGGTCGGGCAGTGGCCCGCTCATCTCGCGCAGCTCGCTGAGGCTGACTGCCGGCCTCGATGCCGATGACCTCACTGTTGTCGTGCGGCCCAAGACATCCGATCTCCTGTATGGTCTGCCGTGGCGCAACGCGGCCGCTAATGGTGCTTTTGATGGTGCCTCGCTGACACTCTATCGCGCTCATGCTGCAACCCCGGGTGGCGCGATTGTCGGGGCGCTGATGCGCTTCAGTGGCCCGATCAACGATTGGGAGGTGGGTATCGATATCTCGATCAAAGTAAAGAGCATCACCTATTACCTCAACCGCCTGTGGCCCCGTGCGGTCTTTCAGAGCGGGTGTGATCGAACACTGTTCGATGCCGGCTGCGGCATCGCCCGGTCTGCGCATCAGTTGAGTGGCTCATTGCTCGCCAGCTCCACGCGCCAGATCCTGCAGACGCCGATCGCCGCCGCTGACGGCATTTACAACGGCGGCGAGATCCGCTTTATCACCGGCCTGAATGCCGGCGCACATCGCACGGTGAAGTCGCAGGTTGGCGGCGTAATCTCCCTGGCGTACCCGCTCGTTCGCGAACCTGCAGCTGGGGACGCATACGTCATCTGGCCCGGCTGCGATGGTACCCGCGCCGCCTGCACGCGATTTGGTAACACAGTCCGCTATCGTGGCGAAGATTTTGTCCCGTCTCCGGAAACATCCTACTGACATGGCAAACAGATCTCAGATCATTGCGGCCGCGCGCCGCTGGCTCGGCACGCCCTATCATCACGAGGCGCGGCTGTTTGGCGCCGGGGTCGATTGTGCTCAGCTGCTTTACGCCGTCTATGTTGAGGACTGCGGCGTCGTGCCGCCGTTTGACATTGAGCACTATCCTTCCGACTGGATGATGCATCGTGGCGAAGAGCGCTTCCTCAGCTACCTGCAGGCGCATGCAGACCGTGTCGACGTGCCGCTGCCCGGCGATATCGTGATGTATCAATGGGGCCGCTGCTACGCTCATGGCGCCATCGTGTTGGAGTGGCCGCAGATTATCCACGCGGATATCCGCGCCGGCCGCGTAGTGATTTCCGACGGCAACATCGGGCACTTCGAAGGCCGGCCTGTTGAATACTTCCGCGTGCGGGGGGTCGAATGAGCTTCGGTGGCAGCACTACACTCAGCGGGCAGGATAGCCGCATCCTCTCGCTGCAGGTCTCCCAGTCCACTTACGGCACCACCATTCCCTGTGTGTTTGGCAAGTGCCGTGTGCCGTGCAACCTGATCAGCTATACCGACTTTGCCTCGCACGCGCATGTGTCCAGCGGGGCCAGTGGGGGCAAAGGTGGCGGCGCCAGTGGCTCGGCCACGGTCTCGTATACCTATTCGGCGTCGTTCATTTTTGCGCTGGCCGCCGGCACTATCTCTGCCGTGCCCACGGTTTGGGAAAGCAAGAGCACCTATAGCCTTGCCGATAAGGGTTTCGAGCTGCACAGCGGAGCACTTGGCCAGGCGCCCTGGAGCTACCTGTCATCCACTCACCCGGAGGTCGCTTACGGGTACTCCGGCATCGCCTATATTGCGGCCGCAAATTACGACCTCGGCGATAGCGCCAGCACGCCCCAGCTGACCTGCGAAGTGGTTGGCAACTACAGCACCACCACGGATGGGGATGCAGAGCCTGCAGATATCTTTACGGCCATCGTCACCGACCCGGTGGAAGGCTTGGCGCTGAATAGTGCGTATCTGTATGACATGTCCGATTACCGTCTCTGGTGCCAGCAAAACGGCTACACCCTTAGCATGCTCGCTGATACGCAGCAAGAGGCCCGCCAGTACCTACAGGAAGTGCTTGACGCTACCCTGTCGAAAGCCATCGTCTCCCAGGGCAAGGTCAAGATCGTGCCGATGGGCGACCAGGCCGTCGGCAGTTGGCAGCCCAACGCCACGCCGGTGTACGACATCACCGATGATGATCTGCTGGCTGAGCCGAAGATCACGCGCAAGCAGCCGCAAGACTGCAAAAACATCGTCACAGTCGAGTACAACTCGCGCAGCAACAGCTACAACAGCAAGTCGGTGCCGGTGCCAGATGGCACCTACGTCAATCTGTACGGCCCGAACCAAAACAGTTTGTCGCTGCACTCGATCAAGCGCGACGATATGGCAAAAGCCATCGGCGCTGCGTGGCTGAGCAAGGGGCTGTACATTCGCGCGACATGCAAGTTTAAAGTTGATGAGCGGTTCATTGCCCTGGAGCCGATGGACCTCATTACCCTATCGTTTGCACCGCTCGGCATCTCGAAGTGGGTATTGCGTATCACTGAGATCAACGAAGCCGAAAACGGAGATCTGGAGCTTACTTGCGAAGAGTGGCCCTTTGGTGTTGCGCAGCCTACCGCGCTAAACGTACAGGCGGCATCGGGCTACATCCCGAACTACAATGTCGATCCCGGCAACGCCAATACGCCCGTCATTCTGGAGCCGCCAATCTCGCTTGCCGGCGCGGCAGAGATCTGGCTCGCTACATCTGGCGGCAGTAATTGGGGCGGTGCAAACGTCTGGATTTCGCTTGATGGCGACACATACTCGCAAATCGGCCGCATCACCGCGCCTTGCCGCCACGGCATCACTACTGCCGCATACCCGCTGGCATCTGACCCGGATACCTCTGATACCCTGGCGGTAGACATCTCGGTCAGCAGCGGCCAGCTGATGGCCGTCACGCAGGCCGTGCGCGATCTGTATCAGTCTCTCTGCTGGGTCGGTACTGCTGCGGGCGGCGAGCTCGTGGCCTACCAGGGGGCCACACTCACAGGGGTGGGCAAGTACAACCTCACCGCCTGCCGGCGTGGGGCTTACGGCTCGCACATCGCAGCGCATCCTGTCGGCTCTCAGTTCGTGCGTCTTGATGGCAGCCAGTTTGCATACGCTTACGAATCCTCTCTGGTCGGCAAGACGGTCTATCTCAAGCTGCAGAGCTACAACCGCTTCGGCGCCAATCTGCAGGATCTCGCCGAAGTCACCGCAACCGCTTACGTTGTAAAGGGGGCTCCGCTGGGGGCGGTTGCCAATCTTGTGCTCGAATCCCCGTTTACAGGGCTCACGCTGGCAGTTAAGTGGGATGCATACGCCGGGGCATCGTACTACAACGTCTCGATCTACTACGGCGGTGCGCTCAAAAAGCAGATCACCACTACCGATACCCGCTTCGCCGCCACAATCTCCCAGCTGGTCGCCTGGGGCGTCGGGCGTAATGTCGAGATCCGCGTCGTAGCAGTGAGCGAAACTGGCCAGAGCACCGACCCGGCTACCCTCATCGCCACAAAAGCGCAGATCGCCGCGCCGAGCGTCGCGGTGCAAGACACCTCGGAAAGCATGATCGTTACAGCGGCCGCATCGAGCGACCCCGCATACAAAGCCACAAGGATCTGCATCAGCCAGACCAATGAATTTGACCCCGCTGCTGCCACGCCGTACTACGACGGGCCGCAGACGGCTTATCCATCGGGCACTATCGCGGCGGGGCAGTGGTATATTCGCGTATGCCAGTACGATGAATTCGGCGCAGACTCACTCAACTGGACCTCGCAGATTGCGCTAACTGTTACAGAGCAGGCCACGGGCATCCAGTACGTAGCCAATGCCGCTACGATAACTGGCACCCCAGGCGATGCGTTCCCGCCGGGCGGTGAGGCGTATCTCGCGGTGTATGACTTGGTGACAAAAAAGATGTGGGCTTGGGATTCTGATTCCGGGAAGTATACGAAATCAGTATCTGCTTCAGAAATTAAAGG